ACTCTAACGTCTACTATCGTAGAGTTATTGTTTCTAACATATTGTAAACCGTACAATAATAATAAAGAACGGTATTAAAAAGGGGCTTCGGCCCCTTTTTTTTCGTCTGTATAAATACAAGCATGAGTGCATTAGACAACCAACCAACTAATATTAACTTTCTTTCTCCGCTTGGTTTCAAGTTTCAGATTAAGAAAACTCCTCACTTGAACTACTTTGTTCAGTCTGTTAACCTGCCAACTGTTTCAATTGGTACGGTAGAAGTGGGTACTCCGTTTACCAAGATTCCTCTTCCAGGTGATAAGTTAACGTTCGGTCAGCTTGACGTTACATTCAAGGTAGATGAAGATATGGAGAACTACACAGAGATCTTCAATTGGATGATTGCAATGGGTCACCCTGATAACTTCACAGACGGAGCTTCAATTTATACTGCTCCAGCAATGTCTGGTAATGGAGTTTACTCTGATCTGTCTTTGGCAATTCTTACAAATGGAATGCGTGGTAATAAAATGATTAATTTTACCGATGCGTTTCCAGTTAACCTTTCAGACATTACATTCGACTCAACACTGTCTGATGTGGAGTATGTCACAGCAACAGCCACGTTTGCCTACAGAAGATTCACAATAGCCTAGTTGTAATTTAAACAATTATGTTGTATACTCGCTGCTATTGCGAGGTAATTATGAAGCTTGAGGATATTGAAACAAATTGGGGTCAGGATAGCAAGATCAATTCAGCCGATCTTGCAACAGAAAGTCTGCGCATCCCAGAACTACACCACAAGTACTTTAAGATCTTTACACAAGAGCGTTTGCTTTTGAAGAAGTTTGAACAAGAGTACAAACAGATGTACAAATTGAAGTATGAATATTACATGGGGATTTTGGATGAAGGTGAACTAAAGTCTAATGGTTGGGAACCTTTTGCATTGAAGGTTTTGAAGACTGACCTTTCCATCTACATGGAAGGTGATCCTGATCTTGGTAACATCACAAACAAAATTGAATTTCAAAAAGAGAAGATCGCTTTGCTCGAATCAATCATTAAGACTGTTATTAATAGAGGATTTTTGATTAAGAACGCAATCGATTGGAACAGATTTACTACTGGCTCATGAGTGAAGAAAATCTAGTCATCGAAAAAGTAGATGACGTTTATATGAAGGTTCATTGTGAACCTGGACTAGCATTCGAGCTGAGTGAGTACTTTACGTTCTCTGTTCCTGGTGCAAAGCATATGCCCATGTTCAAAAGCAAAATGTGGGATGGTAAGATCCGGCTGTACAATCCAATGTTGCGTACATTGTATGTTGGACTGAGACAATACGTGGAAGAGTTTGCAAGGCAACGAAACTACACAGTTAGTTATACAGAGCCAAGAGACTTTGCAGACAATCAGATCTCATTGATTGAAGCACAAGAATGGATTGCAAGCGAAAAGTCGCTAACAATGCAACCACGTGACTATCAATTAGAAGCTGTAGTTCATGCTCTTAGATCTAAACGTGCTTTAATGATATCACCAACAGCCTCAGGTAAGTCTTTTATGATTTACTTGATCTGCAAGTACTTGAAGAGGCGAGTGCTGGTCGTAGTGCCAACTACTACTCTTGTTCACCAGATGACAAGTGACTTTGTTGAGTATGGTGCGAAGGAAGCTTGGATCCATAAGATATATGAAGGCCAGGAAAAGATTAACAACAAACCAATCACTATAACTACATGGCAATCAATCTACAAGCAGCCAAAAGGATGGTTTGAAAAGTTTGAGGTTGTTATTGGAGATGAAGCGCACGGTTTCAAATCTAAGAGCTTGACAGGAATTATGTCCAAGCTAACCAAGTGTGAATACAAATTTGGATTTACCGGTACACTTGATGGCACGCAAACACATAAGCTGGTATTAGAAGGTTTGTTTGGACCTGAACGAATTGTTACTACAACATCAGAACTGATCGAACAAAAGCACTTAGCAGAATTTAGAATCAAAGCAATTGTCCTTAACCACACTGCTGAAGACAGAGACAAAGCTAAGAAGTATACTTACCCAGAAGAGATTGACTTCATTATGGGTAGTGAGAAGCGAAACAAGTTCCTAATGAACTTGGTCTTATCGTTGAAGGGTAATACGCTTCTTTTGTTTAAGAATATTGATCACGGGACTACCTTACAAAGCTATATCAGTAGCAAGGCTAAGGACCGTAAGGTGTTCTACGTTGACGGCGATGTTAAAGGTGATATACGAAATGATTACCGTGCTCAGATTGAGACAGAAACAGATGCAATTATTGTTGCTTCTTTAGGAACATTCAGTACAGGTATTAATATTCGCAACCTACATAATGTAGTGTTTGCTAGTCCCAGTAAGTCTCGAGTAAAAGTTTTACAATCAATAGGTCGTGGATTGAGAAAGAGCTCAATCAAAACCAGTGCAGTTTTGTATGATGTCGCTGATGACCTATCATACAAGTCCCATAGAAACTTCACATTGCAGCATTTTGGTGAACGTATCAGGATGTACAATGAAGAGAAGTTTGAATATAAGATTTACAACGTTCAAATTTAGGAGCCACGATGATTAAAATTATCAAACTTATTAGTGGTGTTGAGGTAGCAGGTGAGTTGACAAAAGAGGATGAGTATGGAATCGTTCTTAAATATCCTCTTCAACTTAACTACAAATACTATATGTCTTCATATCCTTCTGTTAACCTATCCAAGTATATGATGTTTGCTGGTGATGATGAGATACACTTCCCATACACAACAATCATCAACATGGTTGATCCAAGATCCGCTTTCGAGGAATATTACGTTAAGGCTGTCGCTGAGACTAAAAGCGAATTAGATATTATGATTGATAGACAACTAACAGACATGGTTGAATCTACTGTCATTACTAAAGATGAAATGTTGGCTGCGCTGTTAGAAGCCATGCCAACACCTGAGTTGGTTAATTAAGGATTTTATGGCTACACATTACGTTGATAATAAACATTTGTATCAAGTTATTATTGAACACAAGAAAAACATTAAAGAAGCAGAAGCTAATGGACAACCGAAACCAATAATTCCTAACTATGTTGGCCATTGTATTCTTCTAATTGCAAAACGCCTATCATTGAAACCTAACTTTGTTAACTACTCATATCGTGAAGAGATGATTAGCGATGGTATTGAGAACTGTATCAGCTACTTTGATAACTTTGATCCTGAAAAATCAACTAATCCATTTGCTTACTTTACTCAGATTATTTACTTTGCTTTCCTTCGAAGGATCCAAAGAGAGAAGAAACAGCTATACATTAAGCACAAGTCCTATGAGAACAGTATGTTGTTTGAGGGGTCTGCTGAAAACCATGAACTAGATGAGAACGACTTTGCACCCACCATGGCTGCCAGCAATGACAACATGCTTGACTTCGTTAAGACATTCGAAGACAATCTTGATAAGAAAAAAATTAAACGCAAACAAGGACTTGAAAAGTTTTTTGAAGAGGAACAATAATTGAAAGTAGCAATACTTGGTGATACGCACTTTGGTGCTCGTAATGATAGTGCTCACTTCTCCGTATTCTTTGAGAAGTTTTATAAAGAGATCTTCTTTCCGTACCTCGAACAACACAATATATTGCACGTGATCCAGTTAGGTGATGTGTTTGATAGACGGAAGTATATTAACTTCCAAACTCTAAACCACTGTAAGAAGTACTTCTTTGAGAAGTTGAACAATGAGTATTCATCTTGGTTGCTCGTTGGCAATCATGATGCCTACTATAAAAACACAAATGAAGTCAACTCGCTTGATATGTTATTAGGTGAGTATCACAACATCAATCTTGTAACAAACCCAACTGAATTGGAACTGGAAGATACAAATGTGCTCTTACTTCCTTGGATCTGTGATGATAACTTTAATGATACGATGGAGGCAGTCAATTCTACGAAAGCTCAAGTCGCTTTCGGCCATTTGGAGTTAACTGGTTTCGAAATGTACAAAGGACAGTTGATGGATCACGGAATGGATCCAAACCTGTTCAGTAAGTTTGATATGGTTGTATCAGGTCACTACCATCATAAGTCCCACGCTAAGAATGTTACCTACACAGGAACACCTTATGAGATGACATGGTCCGACTACGGTGATCTAAAAGGCTTCCACATCTTTGATACAGAAACGAGAGAGCTTGAGTTCATCAGCAATCCGTTTAAGATGTTTCACAAGTTGCACTATGATGATTTGAACCAGCCAGTTGGTTATGTTAATACATGGGACCTGACAGATATGGCTGGTGCTTATGTCAAGGTGATTGTAAGAAACAAAACAAACACATTGTGGTTTGATAGTTTGATTGATAGACTTGAGAAGTCAGGTGTATCGGATGTTCAGGTTGTAGAAGATCACTTCCATTTGGATTTGGAGAGTGATGATGATATTGTTAGTCAAGCTGAAGACACGTTGACTATCTTGCGCAAGTATGTTGACCAGATTGATTCTACTGTTAACAAACCCAGATTAGAGAACTTGTTGAGAACACTTTACAGTGAAGCATTAAGTATAGAATGATTGAATTTAAGACTTTGAGATGGATGAACCTGTTAAGTACAGGGAATGCATTTACAGAAGTCAGCTTGAATACCCACAAGTCGACTTTGATTGTAGGACAGAATGGAGCTGGTAAGAGTACCATCCTTGATGCATTGTCTTTTGTATTGTATGGAAAGCCATTCCGTAAAATTAATAAACCACAACTGATCAATACCATCAACGGTAAGAACTGTGTAGTGGAAGTTGAGTTTGATGTTGGTAAGAAGAAGTATAAAGTTATACGAGGTATTAAACCAAACATCTTTGAGATCTATCATAATGGTGAGATGATCAACCAATCAGCTGATGTTAAAGACTATCAGGATATGTTAGAGAAGACAATTCTCAAACTAAACCACAAGTCATTCAATCAGATTGTGATTCTTGGAAGTGCATCGTTTGTTCCTTTCATGCAACTACCAGCTGCTCACCGTAGAGAGATCATTGAAGATCTTTTAGACATTCAGATCTTCTCTGTAATGAATAGTCTGTTGAAGGATAAAGCTGCAACCAATAAGTCTGCAATCACTGATAACAAATACAAACTGGAAATGGTTATCGATAAGATTGAGATCCATAAAATGCATTTGGAAGCTCAGAAGGTTGACAACACCCAATTGATTGCAGAAAAGCAAGCAAAGATTACCAAGCTGACGGATGATGTCACGAAGATCAAAAAGAATATCGAAGCTTTTAATAAAGAGATGGAAGAGCTTCGCACAAAGCTAATTAACAAAGACAAGCTATCAGCAAAGCAATCTAAACTGCAAACGCTACAGAGACAGATTGGTGAACGTGTAAAGAAGACAACGAAAGAGATCGACTTCTTTACAGAACACGATACTTGCCCAACTTGTAACCAAGATATCAGCCAAGATTTCAAAGATAATGTGATTGGTGAGAAGTCAAAGCAGCAAACACAGCTTGTGGAAGGTTTAAACAAGCTACAAGAGGAGCTCGGCATTGTGGTAGAGTCAATGCAGGAGTTCGCTGAAATAAACGATTCTATCGTGGAATTAAACAAGAATGTAGCTGTTAGCAATAACAATGCTAGGTTTTCCAATGAAGCTATCCAGGAATTGCAGATCGAAGTCACTGCTCTTCAAGAGAAGACAATGAACATTGAGAACAATTCAGCTGAGATTAAAACTCTTTTGGAAGACCAGAAAGCATTAGGAATTGCTAAGATTGAGCTTGATGAAGAGAAAAATGTCTATGATGTTGCTTCTGTCCTGTTGAAAGATAGTGGAATTAAGACTAAGATCATCAAGCAGTACATTCCCGTGATCAATAAACTGATCAACAAGTATCTGGCTTCAATGGACTTCTTTGTCAACTTTGAGCT